ATGACTAGGCCCCGCCCCATAACCTATAGCCACACAACCAACCCCCTGATTATACGTACCACAAGATGCCCCGATAGCGACTGATTGGGACCCCTGGGTGGATTGCCCAGACTGGTAGCCCATAGCCACAGATTGAGATCCTTGACCGGATTGCCCAGACTGGTAGCCTATGGCCACAGATTGAGTGTTTTGACTGTACTGAGCCGCATTTAGACCAATTGACACACACTGACTGTCTTGTGAAGTCATACCAGATTGATGCCCGATGGACACGGATTGTTCTCTTTGTTTTGTTTGACCAGATCTAAATCCCATAGCCACGGATTGTATACCTTGCGACGATTGGCCACATTCATAACCAATAGCTACAGATTTTTCGCCTTGTTGTGTCTGCCCACACTGAAATCCAACGGCTGTAGTTTTTGTACCTTGTCCAGATTGACCAGATTGATACCCTATAGAAACAGACTGTGCATTTTGTTTATACTGACCAGCATTTGTACCAATTGCAATGGTTGATGTACCTTGTACAGATTGACCAGCATTAGATCCAATGGCTATAGAAAACGCATTTTGACCTACTTGACCGGAACTAAAGCCCAGCGCTACTGTCTGTAACGCTGGTTGAGTCTCACCAGCTTTGTGACCAATGGCCACAGATTGATTCCCTTGTGATGTCGCACCAGCCTGATATCCAAGAGATACCGATTCATTACCCTGACTAGTCTGTCCAGACTTATAACCTACGGCCACCGATTCAGAACCCTGAGTTAGTTGACCAGTTAAATAGCCAACCGCAGTTGACCGATCACCTTGATTTGATTGTCCAGATTGAAAACCAAATGCGAGAGTTTCATCACCTTGATTTACTTCCGCAGATTGGAATCCCAAAACAAGACTGTTATTTCCTTGGTTTAAACGACCACATTGATAACCAATGGCGATGGATTGTAAACCTTGACCACTTTGTCCAGCTTGATATCCAACTGCAATACTTTGTGCATTTTGTCCAACTTGCCCAGATTCAAAACCCACCGCTACAGACTGGGATCCTTGTGTGGATTGCCCCGATCTGTAACCAACCGCGACCGATTGGATACCTTGCGATGTGCGCCCTGATTGATAACCAACCGCCACAGATTGTATATTTTGTGATATTTCACCGGCGTTATCACCCACTGCAACTGATTGAGTTCCCTGATACAATTGTCCTGCATTAGAGCCTATGGCAACCGATAGAGCGTTTTGTGATATTTCACCCGCCGTATAACCAATAGCTACAGATTCAGAACCCTGGGAAGTTTGTCCGGCCCGATATCCAATGGCCACAGAATTAACTTGTTGGTGAGACTGCGCAGACTGGTATCCTACAGCGACCGAACGACTTCCCTGGCGATTTTGTCCCGACTGATTTCCCAAAGCCACCGATTGAGGTCCTTGACTCGTTTGACCTGTCTGATAACCGAGAGCTGTAGACTGTATTCCTTGGTCTATTTGTCCAGTTTGATAACCAACGGCGGTTGCCTGATCACCTTGATTGGACTGCCCCGCCTGAAAACCAAATGCAAGTGTTTCGTCACCTTGATTTACCTCCGCCGTCCCAAAACCCAGAACAATACTGTTATTACCTTGATTTAATCGCCCACATTGGTGACCTATAGCGATAGATTGCGAACCCTGACCAATTTGTCCAGCTTGATATCCGACTGCGATACTTTGTGCATTTTGACCAATTTGACCCGACTCAAAACCCACGGCGATTGATTGAGAACCCTGTATGGATTGACCCGATCTATAACCAATAGCAACCGATTGTGTATTTTGACCCACTTCACCACACTCTTGTCCAACAGCCACCGACTGTAGTGCCTGTCTGTCCCTACCCGCGTGATAGCCAACGGCCACCGACTTTTCACCTTGTGAAGTCTTACCCGACTCTGACCCGAGTGCGATCGCGTTTATACCTTGACACGTCTTACCTGCATCTCTACCAATCGTAATTTCGTCAAAGTTGTGATTTATAGATGTAGGTGGAGTTGATGTCGTACTGTTTGTATTATCCTGGTTGAGTTCAGCTAAAAATATATGGTTGAACCGACCAGCATTACCAATGAATGGCATTACTACTATTAGTTAGCGAATAAAATACCACTAAGTCCATTGCGTATTCTGAGAACATTATAATTTACGGCGTATATTGTGATCTCATTTTGACTTAGACGGTTTGTTCCTCTAACGATGTCTCGTATTACAATTTTAGCGTTATCGAGTCTACTAAAATTACACGTACCAGTTGGCTTATATTCGGATGCATTTTTACAAAAATGATACGCAAAATAACGTGTATAAAGTGGGCATTTTTCAGTCTCCACAAAGTTTACGAGACCAAATTTAGAACTATTATAGTTTTGAACTATATGAAAGTATAGAGGGGACATATTTTCTAAAAGAGCTGTACCATTTAGGTATATATCAGCGCTTGAAAATGATAATTTATCTTCTTCTATGACACCACCTTGTGCGGTGTAGCCAAAAAATAAACTTTTAACCGGATGATTAAATGGTGATATATCAAGCGTTGTTTTAGGTAATTGTATCGCATCGTTTATTTTCTGAACTTGTGTAATCACGAGATCCATTGGAGTATTAATAAATTTGTTTCTTTCTTCGGTATCCAAGAAAATATAATTTCCATAACACTTTACACCAGATACATTTTGATTAGCAAAGTTTATTCGAATTTCAACTTCATGATATTGAAGCGCTACGAGAGGTAAAAACATATCATTGTCACAAAAAAAGAAATGTAACGGAATAAACATATTGTTCGATTGTGAAGTTTTGTTCAAAATTTCTTGTGCCTTTACAAAGTTTTCTGCCAAATAGTTTTGCCATATATCAGAAATAAAGTCATATGGGTGCGAATCAATTTTAATACCACCCATATAGAAGTCAATTGTTGCACCGTCAAATTTTGTCAAAAGATCCGTACCCTCGAACCAGACAGAATTTATAATATCTCCCCAACTTGGAATAATTATAGAACTGTTTTCTGTTGTAATTTCTTTGATCAATCGTGGAGCTTGAGAAAAATTTGTATGTCTTTTGTACTTCATACTGAAGAGTGACATACCAGTTTCACTCGTTATATAAATGTCTTGCGCGCCTTTTGAGACAAGTTGTATCAATGCACCAGACATTTATTTATTAGTCAGATTATAAAAACAGACACTTTCCCTGAGGGAACTCATTCTTCTTTTCTTCTTCGGCAACCTTCCCATGGATCTTAAACCCACCTTGACGGTACACCTTGAGACGCTTATAGTACATAGCTGTAAATATGGACCATGGATCATGGATGTCGTAGATATGTGGATTGTTCTTTTTACCTTTAGTCTCTCGCATAATACGACCTATACTTTGTGTAATATCGGATTTGGGGGACGCTAAAATCACCGTATCTAGGGTTGGGATATCCAGACCTTCGTGGGCTTGTGAGAAGGTGGCAAAGATGATCTTCTTTTGTGATGAAGCCTGAAGGTCAGCCTCTTTCATACCACCCATGTAGAGTCCTGAGTTTTTGGGGAAACATTGGTGGAGCATCTCACAATGCCACCGACGATCACTGAGAACGAGGAGTTGCCTCGTGCCCTCTGAAGCTTTCTTCACGAGTTGAACGAGCATTTGATTCCGCTTCCTGTCTTCAACAACTTCTGTGACCATATTGGGCATTGATAGTTTACCGTTTCTCGTACATGGTGGAGGATTTCTGTAGTTGAATGATTCATAAGTTACTGGAAATACTTCCACCTGTTCCTGATTCTTTCGCTCCACCGCAAAGAATGTGGGTCCCATAAACCAATGAAGAACCTTCGTGAGACCATCTTTTCGTTCGGGTGTCGCCGAAAGACCAAAAATGTGCTTGGGACACATCTTGAAGAGGGACTGACTGAAGACCTTCGCACAAATGTGATGGGCTTCATCCACGATGAGTGTACCAATGGAGTCAAAATCACTGAAGGAATACTCCTTGAGGGACAGGGATTGAAGCATGGCTATGACAAAATCACAATCGGTCTCCTTCTTATTCTGTTGAACAATGCCTATTGTGGCACCTGGACAGAACTGTTGAATGCGTTCTCGCCATTGATCTGCGAGAAACTGTTTGTGAACTACAATCATTGTGCGGTAGCCCAACTTACACGCTATTGCCAGGGATACGGTGGTCTTGCCATACCCGCATGGGAGCGAGAGAACACCATGGCCCGCACTAATAGCTGCAGCAAGAGCCTCGTTCTGGTGGGTTGCGTCTCGTAACTGACCGACGAACTTGGCGCTGGATTTCGCTGGCTCGGGGCGACGATCCTCCTTGGGCTTTCCCACCTTACCAACTCCGTAGAATCTTGGAACGCACACTCCATTCTTAGCTGTTCTAAAAACCTTGAAAGGTGGGGGAGGAAATCCATAGTCGCTGTTGACCTGTGGTCTTACTGTCAGTTCCTTTTTAATTTCCTGAATTGGTCCCTCAGTGACGAGGTATCCCGTCCGCGTCAACATTTAATATATTAAAGAATAGTAACTTTATATAGTTACAATGCCATCCCTTGACGTGGAAGAGAATATTAAAAAGATCCAAGAAGCGATCGAAAGTACGTACCAAGAACTTCACCGTCTACAGGGAAGCCTTCGCGTGTTTTTGGGTTTCAAGGAAAATGGTTTGACCACGATTGATATTCCAGAAAAGAAAGAAGAAGAAGTTAAACTTCAGGAATTGCAAGACGCGGATAAAAGTACCCAAGAATAACCACTGTAACCACCTACATTCCAAACACCGCGAAATCGGCTGTAACTTCAACTTCGTCATCTTTTATAAGAGATTGCATGGGTCGTCCTCGGACTTCACACATCACTCTCCTATAACGGAACGGAACCTTAACTGTGAGAATATGACCATCCAATGGATTATCTACTCGCTCATTTTGAATGAGATGGGTCTTGTTTATATGCATTCGTTGTATAATTTGAACGCAATTTTCAGGAATGACCAAACGAATATACTTTTTGTCGTTATGGTCATACATGGGTGTATGTACTTTGGCTTGAAACTTCATAGATTTCTATTACGATAAATTAGAATTAAAACTATAAGCACCAAAAGTGTCAATGATAAAACTTGTGTGAGAAGGAGGGGACTCAATGGTTCCCTCGTTCCAAAACATTTGTGGCTGAGACTGCGCGAAACTTCTACAGATGCTTCGATGCTTGAATATGGTGTATTGCGGGGTGACATCATACCACACATCGCCACATGGGGGCACTCACCAAAGAATGGGAGTTGACCATGGAGGCTGAGAACCCCCGATGATTGTGTAAATTGCCAACGCTCATCATCCCACTCGGCACCCCAACCAATAGCGTATTTCTCTGGGAAGGGGGACATCCAATTCTTCGAGGACACGAACTCTCAACTCTTCTGGTGGTGTTGAGAGTATATCTTCCGTGAGATCACATATGACACATGAAATTGTGTGACCATCTGCGAGAACAACGGGTTGGAGATTCCACTTCTGTTGTTGCCATGCAATTTCAAGGTCGTCCCCAAGTTCAATGGGTTCATCAAAATCTAAAAGAACATTTATACACCATACGTACTCTCTCGCACCTTTTTGTCTGCTTCGGAACCCCAATTCTCACCTAGAAACTTTAGAGCTGGACTGTTATCTAAACAAAGGAAAAGCATTCCATCGTCAATCACTGATTCATCCACAAACTCCGCTTTGTAAGTGTCCTCAAAGTATTCAACTCCCTTGAGCTCTTTCTCGAATTGAAAGTCAACACCCACCTTCTCATGAGGGCTTCTTGCATTGCGTCACACATCACTTTTCCAGAAACCTTTTGTGTGTATTGCTTTGGAGAGTCCCACATAATCGAAACTTTTGACAAATTCATACGCTGACATAGTCTCCCATGTCACACCATCCATAATGAGTGGAAGATGTTGAATAAATTTTTGACCACTCTCTGAAAGTTTACCCACGGCATCTTTTAGAGAAATTTTCCGATACTTTTCGGGTTGTGTCAACACGCGTGTAGCGAGGGATGCGAGCATTCCATAATCACCAAGTTGTAGGGAGCGATACATAAAACCATAAATATCCTTCTTTACAGGTTTGAATATATGATTCCAATTGATTTTCATTTCACGAAAGAGACTGTGGGTATTCACAAAAGCCTTGTCAAAAACTATTCTGTGTGCGTGAAGATCTCTCATGTCTGTATCTGGTTCCCACCAAGAACCACCCGCGGATGTCTTTCTATCATAAATTGTAATATCGTGTTCCCCTGACCTGAGTATTTCCCAAGCAAGCGACATACCTGTTGGTCCAGCGCCAACAATATGAATCTTCATTCTACTTTTAACATTTATATTAATCCAGATTCTCTTCTCTCCTCTGGAGTCTTGATGGCATACATGGCACTAAGAAAAATCACAGTGGAGATGAGTGCGTATTCAATGTCTTGTGTGGCACTGAAAGCAATCAACATGATCGACAAGAATCGGAAAGTCTTGCTATTGAAAAGAGTCTTAAGGTTCTTTGGAATCTTGATCGCGTTACCAGAGAACAAACCTTGATACAAGATGATGAGGGTAAACAAGATTGGTTGTGCCTTAATAACGGTTTCAGTTGGGTTGCTGATTGGTGCAAGGAAGTTTGAGAACTTTTTCATTTAAAGTAATCTAAGATAAAAATTAAAATATCTTCACAGAGTAGGATGCTATGCGTCGCAACCCATAGACCACTGAAACCCCCTCCGTCACAGAAGATGAAGACCTGGAAGTTTGCCGCCAAATTTGTATGGAAAAATAATTTTGTAAAAGATAAGGCAGAACTTGGGTCTTGGACGAGGGATCAACTTTTGGAACTTGGACCGACTTTTGTGAAATTGGGTCAAATCGCATCTACGAGAGCCGATCTGTACCCTCCCGAATTCACAAAACAGTTGGAGTCTTTACAAGACAATGTTCCTCCAGTGGCATATGATGTTGTACAAGATGTTGTAAATTTAGAATACTTTGACGAGTTTGAACCAATACCATTCAAATCTGCGAGTATTGGACAGGTACATCGCGCAAAACTGAAAAACGGGAAAGATGTCATCGTCAAAGTCAAACGACCTAATATATACGAGACTATGAAGGTGGATACAGATAATGTCCGTGAGATTGTGCGTTTTTTGGAAAAAGTTGGGGTTGACACTGGGAATAGCTCAGAGTTTGTGCTCAATGAATCCATCGAGTACCTTTTGGGTGAATCAGATTATCAACAAGAAATTGAGAACGCCGTGCGTTTTCGAAAGAATATGAAAGATGTAAAGTGGGTAAAGGTACCAAAAGTCTATAAGGATTTTTGTACGGATGACACCATCGTCATGGAATATGTTGAATCTGAAAAACTCACGGAACTCACAGATCCAAATGTAAATAGAAAGAAGATCTGTGAAGCTCTCATCAATTCCTATGTGATCCAAACGATGGACAAAGGCTTTTTTCACGCAGATCCCCACCCCGGTAATTTAGGGTTTTCACCTAAGGGAAAATTAGTCTTCTATGACTTTGGTCTCATTGTAGACCTTTCCGAAGAACTTCGCGATGGGTTCAAACAACTCTTCGGATGTATAATAGACAAGGACACGAAGGGAATTGTTCAAATTCTTGTGAACCTCGGTGTCATAATACCTATGAGTTCAGATCTTTCAGATATTGAACTCTTTTTTGAAACAGTTTTGGGTTATCTTGAAACCCTCGATGGTTCAAATATAATAAACGACGATATAGCGGCACAACTTGCGGCTGAAAAGCCATTCATGGTACCGACGAGTTTTGTGTATTTAGCAAAATCCTTCTCGCTCATAGAGGGTATATGTATCCAGTTAGATCCAGAGTTCAACTACTTCACCTACCTAGAACCCATGATCAAACAACAATTTGTGGAATCAGTTGACATACAAGATGCTATCATGAAGACGGCAGAAATGCCCGCGAAGATACGAAATATAAGTACGGCTGTTTTGGGTTTGGAGAAATCCAAAGCGGCCATGAAAAGGTCTATGTCTAAAACAAGACAAGATATACGCATGGTTCAGTATAGTATAGTGAGCGCGCTCTTGGCGGATCAGTTTGACGATACATCATTAACGATGGCGTTTGTTCTGTGTACTTTGTGGTTTGCGTTTAGTTCTCGTAAAAATCGATAGCGACTTCTTCCTTTTTCTGAGAACCCTTGAAGAATTCCTGGTGTTCTTTGAAGATTTCCTTGACACGCCGTTGTTCATCGCGGCTAATATCCGACAACTTCTCTCGGATCTTACCCACGTCTGTGTCATTTTGTTTCTTCATCTTCTTACCAAACTTCTTGAAACGGTTAGTCTTCGCCATGAAAGTTGTAGATGTTGTGAGAGAGAACATTTATTATCTACTATCTTTTTATTTTTAAGCGCTTCAACTTTTCTTCAAACTCACGCCTCTCCCCCGGCGAATCTATCTCTTTTCCTGTGGCGAGAGCCTCAATCTCCGGTCCCGTGAGATGCATCGCGTTTACCCTGAAATCCCTAAACGCCTCCATTGTGATGGGTGCGAGAGGTTCAACCAAGTCATAAATAGCATTCGCGTAGTCCCTGATCTCCTTTTGGGCGTGATCATCCATACGAAGATGGAGATAATGCATCAAGTTGTGGAGGTTAATCTTCCAATAGAATTCGGTATAGGTACACTGTGGGAGGTTGCCACGCGCCTGTTCCCGACACACCCCCTCCCCGAGAAGGCTCTCATACAATGTAAAAGAATGTTCTAAATGTTCGTTAATTTGGTTCGTCTTTTCTTCGTTGACCTCCACAACCCCCTCAGATCCCTGGTTATTTACCTGAGACTGACCTCGTAGAACTCCTGGGTTGTAGTACTGTTTCGGTACGACGGAGTAGCGGGCGGAGAGTTCATTGACGGAGGCTGTTCGATGTCGAAAATGTTGACGGGCGATGTAGAGGGGCATCTTGATGTGGAACTTGAATTCCACCATTTCGAAAGGCGTTGTGTGCCAATGTCGAAGCAAGTACCTGAGGAGTCCTCGGTCTCCTCGGGAAGTCTTTGTTCCGTCTCCATATGATACTCTGGCAGCTTGGACGATTGAGGTGTCCAAATCTTGTTGCGGCATGTGATCAACCAATCGTACAAATCCTTGGTCCAAGACATCTTTTTGCATAGTGTTCTAATTCTTAGTTCCCCCCAAATCTTTAATCAAGTCATCGATATCACGATAGTACCTTTTGAGATCCTTCATAAACCTCTTGTTATTCTCAAGAACTTCACACTCAGGTTTGTTGAGATAAATCCAAGCTAGGTTTGATTTTGAATATTTTGTCCTCTTTTGATTGTCATTAGGTTTGCGAGCCACCAACTTGGTGGACTTTTTGGTTTTCTTGGTGGTTGCTGTGACTTCCACACGATTCACAAAACTGAGGGCTTGCATGACGGTGTCAGCCAAGTCATCTTTCTTTTTAGACTTGAGAAAGGTCTCCAACCAATGAGCGTTTGTGGGTCCACTCCGAATGAATTCTTCACATCTCTCAATGGAGACCTTCTTCCGTTTGTTATACTGCGCTTTGCCGGGGCCAGCGACATCTGGAATCTTGTGACGCGCATCATAGAGAATTGTCTCCGCATTAGGACATTTAATGATAAAGTATGCATGGAGGAAATGCATGACGGATACCATTTTCTTGTTACGATCTGGTTGCTTTTCTATGAGGATTGTTTGGGCAGTAAGAACCCAAGGCCTCTCATCTAAGTGTTTTCTCAATGAGACATAGATACCATCTTTGTGTTCGGGTGGGACACCGGAGACATCCCATTCCTCCACAAGGTTATTTGTTTCATTGAGTAAGCACATGGCTAAATTCCGAATACCAACATCAATACTCAGAATCATTAATTTAAAGGATCTTTATATCTTTAACTTAGAATCGGCGCGCACCACCGAGGCGAGAAGCACCCGCTTTACCTAAATTGGCAGCAGCCGACTGTCCAGCTGGGGAGAGACCGATGACAATCATGACGAGGACAAGAAGGCAGCAGCACACAACGGCGGCGATGATGGCATACTTCACTGGACCGGTGAAACCTTCGAAAAAAGCTGTGATGAACTGAGCTAGGCCTTTGTTTTCAGACTTAAGGTCTGCACCAGCCGCGGCACTCAACTGATTCATCACTTCACTTGAAGCAATAGCACCGGTAAGCGCCGTTGTCACAGCTTCGGCAATCACTTGTGCTTTGACATCCTGACTCCAATTGATATCACCACCTTCACGGCAATCATACCCATCAATGATGAGATCGCCACCTTGAACAACAACGCTTTCGGAGACGGATTCATTTTCATTGACGGTCTTGATTGTATTCTCAACAATGTTTTGAATTTCTAATGTCACTGATTGATTGACATTTTGTTTATCACCAAATTGCATGTTACCCATTTCTGTAGCCTTTTCAATTTGAGCTTGAACCCCAGCTTGCATTTCATTTGTGATGGCGTTTTTAATTTCAGTTTCATTTTCAGCTAGTAATTCCGAAGATGATGTCACCATGGATTCAACTTTTTGATTAAAGTCTGATGAGCATCCTCTCACATTTCTCATCACCACACGCAAGTTTTGAACAACCGCACCTGAGGCGACCGCCGACGCGCTGTTTTCTGTGATTGACTCAAAAATACTTTTGTTGATGGCAGACATGTTGAAATTTTGATTGATCGTTTGGGATCCACCTCCTCCCATGATGTTATATTAATGTGGGCTGAGAAAAAAATGTCTCAGTATTACAAATGAAACTCAACATCAGGAAGATGTCATTGAACCAGGTGGTCCTTGTGTTGGCTATCCTTGTTGTCGTGGGTTGGAATATCATGCGTGTCAAACGGGAAAAGTTGGAAGACAAGAAGTCTGAAGCTATTCTCTATGTTGAGAACTCCGAAGAACCAAATCCATTCATTGTCTATGGTATGGTGAAGAAGCAAACCGATGATGAAGAGAAGCAAAAGAAGGCTCTCACCTTGGCGAACGAAAAGAAGACGGCGGAACTCTTGGAATTTTTGAAGACTTTGTAAGTATCTAAAAACTTAACTCTCCCTCGGGAACCTATATATTTTCTGAGGTAAAGGTAAGAAGCATCATGGGAGTAGGTCATAGTGCTCAAAAATGTAAGGACTACCTTGACAAACCTGAGGATGACAACCTGAGTGATGAAGGGAAAAAGGCGTGTAAGGATATGTGTCCAGACTTTCCCGATAAAGAAAAATGTACCCCTACATATGATGAAATAATTAATTTTTACAATGAAGAACCCCCAGCAAAAGCGTGTAAATATGCATTATGTGACCACTGGACTTGGGATGGTGACGGATCGTGTTGGCGGGGTTTGACTGGCAATTACACGAATACATGTTCAAATAGCTCCGCCGATGGTACCCCAGTTCTTGGTGGGCATGGGTGTAATAGTTCATCATATAGAATATCTGGTTGTGAGGATCATGAAATTTTAGGGTATTATAAAACTAACTACAGGGGTGATCCCAGAGTATTTAGAAGTCCCAAAGGTGATTTATGGGAAAATAATCTAAGGTCTGTAAAAGTTACAGCGATTCCAAGAAGAATATGGAAACGCATCTTAGTCAACACAGATGGAGAGTGTCCGGGTGCCACTAACACTTATAAAAGGGTTGTTGGTAAAAAGAATGCGTGTTTCTATGATGATGGAAATGATACAGCCTTGCGATCTCTACTGGCTGGTGGTAGTGCGACCGACCATGCGGCTGTCAAAGAAAAATTCTGTAAACTATCCAAAAATGTATTCAAAAACCCCGGAGGTGGTCCGTGCCTTGAATATGACACCGCCAAGTCACTCGCCAAGGAGTACTGTAGTGTTGGTGATCGGATAGCCACAGATGCGAGTTGTACCCCAACCAATCTTGGCAACTTTTACGCGGGTATTGCTGAAACCTATTGTAAAACGGCCGCAGGTAAAGCTGATGTGTGGTGTTCTTGTTACAATGTAACGAATAATGTATGTGATACAGATTCCGCCGCGGCGGGATGTGATAAGAAGAGGCAGCAATTTGACAAGTTAGTTGAGGCAACCCCTGAAGGATTTAGAAATGTGTGGTCGGGTAAGGCAGCCTGTTTTGGGGGTGTGTGTCAAGGTGCTAAGTATGTACCTCAAAACGCGAACCAAAACTGTAACGCACCTGTACAAATCTGCGCACAATCATTTGACCTGAGTCAGATTTCCGAATCAACGATTGAAGCGCAGTGTAACTTGACGGCTACTACCACAACTGCACCATCTGCGGGGGATACTCCTTCGGGAACACCTTCGGGAACACCTTCGGGGGATACTCCTTCGGGTGGTATTGGGGACTATATTCCTCAATCCCTTGACGATATAAGAAATGACTCTAAAAAACAATTGGCTGTTGGCGGGGTGAGTACACTATTCATAATATGTTGTTTATTATTGGTTGTGGTCTTAGTGTCTTCAGGTGGTGGTGGGGGTGGAGGTCCATCCCGTTTCCGTAGATAAATAACTTAACTCTGCCTCAGGAACCTATATTTTCTAAGGTAAAGGTAAGAGACATTCATGCCGAAGGAATGTAAACTAACTGTATATCCAGCACCTGATTTTAGGACATCGACATATGGACGTACCACGAATGTCTGGGGATTCAATAAAAAATCCGATATTGGATTCGGTGGTGCTATAAAATCATGGCAGCCACCCGAAAGTAGTCCTCGTACTTGTAGTCCAGATGCGACAATAATCGGATTTGCTAACCAAAATAGACACGGTAATCGTATAGTGTTGCCTATAAAAGCGGGTAGGTATCGCGGTATGAATATAGAGTCTATCGGCATTTGGTGGCCACTTCAAGATATTGACTGGAATAAGAATATTTCAGCTAAAATGAAAACACCCCCAAATACATTTATTAGTGGTATGCGGAACGACGCATGTCCGGGTGGTGATGGATATTTTACTTCGAAGTATCATGGTAGTAACTATTTAGAATGTGTGTATGATAAATATGACGAAACTCGTTTAAGAACTCTTCATGCAACTACTTCAGGTAGTAATGATAAAGCTCTAACATTTTCAGACTTGAAAACAAAATTCTGTGCTGTAAGTGAAAATGTATTCAAAAATCCCGGTGGTGGTTCGTGTCTTGAATATGACACAAGTAAAGCACTCGCCAAAGAGTACTGCAGTGTTGGTGATCGGATAGCTACGGATGGGAGTTGTACCTCAGTCAATCTTGGTAACTTTTATGCCGGTGTTGCCGAAGCCTACTGTAAAACAACCGCAGGTAAAGCTGATCCCTGGTGCTCATGCTATAATGTAAACAGTGGGGTGTGTGACACTGATTCAAGTGCCGCTGGGTGTGCACAAAAAAAAGAAACATATGACAAGTTGGTTGAAGCGACGCCAGAAGAGTATAAAAATTCATGGAATGGAATGGCTGCGTGCTTTGGTGGTGTGTGTACCGGTGACAAGTATATACCTGAAAATTCTAACCAAAATTGTAATAGACCTGTTCAAGTGTGTGTTCAAGATTTTGATATCCAAGGTATAGCCGATTCAACCATTAACGCTACCTGTGAGCAAACGGCCAATGTGGGAACTCCACCATCCGCGGGTGACGGACCATCTGGAACACCGTCTGGAACACCCTCGGGAACACCATCTGGAACACCACCTGGAACACCTTCGGGTGGTATTGGGGACTATATTCCTCAATCCCTTGACGATATAAGAAATGACTCTAAAAAACAATTGGCTGTTGGCGGGGTGAGTGCACTATTCATAATATGTTGTTTATTATTGGTTGTGGTCTTAGTGTCTTCGGGTGGTGGTGGGGGTGGAGGTCCATCCCGTTTCCGTAGATAAATAACTTAACTCTGCCTCAGAAACCTATATATTTTCTAAGGTAAAGGTAAGAGCACTATGTCATGTGGAGTTCAATCATGTGGGTGTCCCATAGATGACCGAACAAATGTACATCTGGATTGGCCTAATCGTAAAGTATTTAACTATGAGCGCGCAGGTACCAGACCAATCCAATTTATATCACATAATGGTGTAAATGGGTGTGGTATGGTAAGTGGTGATACTATATACACAGGTTGTAATTATATATACCAAAAATACGGAGATGCCATTGCTCAATGTGGACATGCTGTAGCAGTAACTTTTTATACAGATATTCCCGAGTCACGCCCCAATAATATTAAGGCTATTACAGATGCTGATTGTCCGGGTGCCGTTAAAGTATATGCACGTCCAAATGGTAAAAAGAGTGTGTGTTTTTATAAAGATGATGACGAATCAAAAATTAGAAAGGTTTTTGACCAGAAGGGTGGGAATGCTGAAATGAGTATCCTTTTTAATAGTTTAAAGGAGAATTTTTGCAAACTATCCAAAAATGTATTCAAAAACCCCGGGGGTGGGTCTTGTCTTGAATATGACACTATTAAGTCACTCGCAAAAGAGTATTGTTCAGTTGGTGATCGGATAGCCAAAGATGCGAGTTGTACTCCAGAAAACCTTGGTAACTTCTACGCTGGTATTGCCGAAACATATTGTAAAACTGCCACGGGTAAAGCAGACCCATGGTGTTCGTGCTACAATGTAACGAATAATGTATGTGATACAGATTCCGCCGCGGCGGGATGTGATAAGAAGAGGCAGCAGTTTGACAAGTTAGTTGAGGCAACCCCTGAAGGATTTAGAAATGTGTGGTCTGGTAAGGCTGCATGCTTTGGTGGTGTGTGTCAAGGTGCTAAGTATGTACCCCAAAATGCGAATCAAAACTGCAATGCACCTGTACAAATCTGCGCACAATCTTTTGACTTGAGTCAGATTTCCGAATCAACGATTGAAGCACAGTGTAATTTGACGGCTACCACTGGTACACCATCATCTGCGGGGGATAGTCCTTCGGGGACACCTTCCGGTACCCCAACACCTTCACCTTCCGGCACCCCAACACCTTCACCTCCCGGCACCCCAACACCTTCACCACCTGAGAATGGTATTGATCTTAACAATAATACAACACGGTTGGCTATTGGTGGTGGTGCACTATTATTGGTGTGTTGCTGCCTACTGATTATTATAGTACTAATGTCCTCTGGTGGAGGAGGAGGCTCATCCCGTTTCCGTAGATAAATAACTTAACTCTCCCTCAGGAACTCATATATTTTCTGAGGTAAAGATAAGAGACATCATGGGTGGTGGTGGTTCGGCTCCCACTACCATTACAGTTGATCAATGTGAAGAGATGGACAAGATGTTAAAAGAGGAATATGGTGACGATTTCGCAACAAATAGAGAAAAGTTTCCAATCACATCTCAGGCACTCGGTATGCTCGCTTCAACACCATGCGAAGAATATTTTGGATATGAAGATCTGGTCACAGAATATTGCGGGGACATAAAAAACTTCACTGAACAAATTGGTAATGGACAGACATGTGCCGATCGTTTGGGAACTGCTGAGCGTAAGAAGTGGTGCCTTATGGATGATGAAGGTACGCGTCTTAAAACAGATGGTAAGTGTGTAAAGAATTTGTTGCGTGACCAATATGATGCCACAGCGTCGTCTTTTTGTAGCCAAAATCCAACCGATGAATGGTGCGCATGTTACAACCTGAAAAATAAGGTGTGTGATACAAACCCCTCAGCTGCTGGTTGCGACTATTTCAAAGTATTAGAGGACAATCGTCAAGTATTTGGACCTCAACCGGTTATATCAGAAGACCCCGATGATCCCTCAAAAACTGTATACGGATATTCCGATGGTTTCAATATCTTAAAAAATAATGCACACTGTACGCTTAGGGCATGTAAAAAGGGTTACATTCCATCAAATGTAAAGAGTGATTGTAAACCTTCATACAATTTTTGTGAAAAAGATATTAACATTCAATCACAATCAATTGCAAGTATTGCGGTTGACTGTAATGCAGACATGGCTGAACTTGTACTTCCAGATTGGTGGGATGAGGAAAGAGATGATAGCTTTTGGGACGACGCGAGAGAACCACCATTTGATAAGTTCCCACTCAATAAGCTTCCCATCACCGCATTCCCTAAAAAATTTAATTGGAAAAACATGAATGTGAGATATTTGACATACTACGCAAGCTCATCATCTTCGTTATGTTGTTTGTGTCTCTTACTCATAATGTCAAGCTTAAAGAGGAGATAGTTTTTTATAATATGTCTTGGTGTTGGTGGTGTTGTCACACCTTTGAGGGTACACCTCTAACTGTTCCTCATCGTTACGACGATAGACGAAGTAAATTTTACACAGCTGGCAACTTTTGTTCATGGAGTTGTGTAAAATCGTATGCGATAGATAAATTTGGTGATGTCAAGGGGAGTATAGTGTGTGGAAACATTGTACTCATGCGACGAAAGATGTACAACCAAATAGGTCATGTGAAACCTGCACCAAATAGATTTAGGCTTGTGGAGTTTGGTGGTGATCTAACAATTGAAGAATTTAGAAAAAATCTCACACGAGATGAGGGACAGCCACAGCCAGTGGAATCATCCCCGGTTATTGATAACGTAATACCCATTATTTCAAACACAAAGAAAATGAATGAAATAAAGAATGCATCTACAAGTAACAACGCTCTAAAACTAAAAAGAAATAAACCACTCGTGAGAAACCACAATAATTTGGAGTCCGCTCTTGGATTAGTTATTACGCCTAAAACCTAGTAGTCTACTTTGTTTGTTAGTTGGAATAGATGGTGGTAAATATTCTGATTTTTTGCTATGGACCCACTTCGTCCCATCATGTGCGGACCATCTGATTCCATTCTTTTCAATAGCCTTCCTACATAGGACACATGGTAGTGAATTCCCGTGTCCGTAACATGTCTTACGCTCAATAACGAGTTCACCATATTTCCTATTTATCCAACTTGAAAACTGATGAGGTTTATTTCCCCTTTTCAAACACTCCCTCCAAAGCTGTTTGATGAGACGCCTCTCCGCACATATAGTTGAATCACTCCTCGCTTCTATGGGTTTCTTTGTCATATGACTTTCAACAATGTAATATCCCATATCAACAACAATTATTGCAGGTAGCGCCCGGATATACGAATGCACACCTATTGCACTCGTTAAGAATGATGACGTTCTTTTTTTTCGGCACAAGCCCTTTTGAAAACCTTTCGAGTTCTTTTACTGTATATAACCCGTATTGAATCATAACCTCCAATGGAGGAAATTTCATTCTACAATATTAACATCCCAAATCCTTATGTTACTTTCCCTTCATGCAACAGCTAAAGAGATTGGCGACCGCCTGTTTAGCCTTGAGCATACCTGCGAACCCATCAACCATGGCTGGTACCATAGCCTTAAGGACGAGTTCAAACTCACTGTCCTTTTCCGAATCACCGTCAATTTCACCAATCAAGTGATTGAGGATCGCGATGACCAACTTCTTCTTTTGTGGTCCCTCAAGTTTATTGAACTTGGACGCATTAATCATCAACTTCGCAACGATTGGGGGGATATCTTCCTTTTGAAGCCCATCACCCAAGTATTCTCGTTTGATGTCTTCAACCATAGTGATGACACCTTTCGCATCAATTTTACCACCGAATTTTTCCAAGATCGCTTCCATTTTATAATGTTAGTATAGATTAAAAATGGATGCAAACAACGTGGTCGCAGCATTTGCCTTTGGTATAGGTTTCGTTCAAATGTACCAGGACTATATCCGCTCTGATGAAATGGATGAGAAATCTAAAAATGCCATCCTCCTGAGTCTCCTCGCGAGCTGCCTTTGGCTCATCTACCAGTCTAGACAGTATGGTATGAATTTCACGGTGGCGTATACAACGCTCGGTCTACTCCTTCAATTGTACCTTCTCAACAAAATCCTGGTTAAAGAAAATGAGAAAAACTAATACAAGAAACAATGATTTCAACACTTAGACAACCAATGCTTACTCGTGCAGGGTTTCGTAGATCGCGAAAACATGTGACTTATGCAAAGCAAAGGAGTGCGCTTGACTTTGCAGAAGTTGTAAATGGTCGTGCTTCTATGTATGGAGTTGTATTTGGTGGCGCAAACTGGGCTCTTACGGGTCTCAACATTACACAACAAATGCAACAAGTTCCATTTGATGCCCTCGCTATCATGTCATGTGCGTTCGTATTGATGAGTATGAAAAATGCTGACGAAAAACTTAACGAAAAACAATTTGAAGATTGGGCAACTCGTGAGACGGGGCGCACCTTTATGATAATCTTTGCGTTAATGACACTTTTTGGTCTGGGTTCTGGGCCATATTACCAATAAATTCTAACATTCTCACCTTATCCTCCATCGTAAATGTTCCTGCCCTACGCATCACGTGGGCCAAGAGCATCATGAGAATGTAAATATTGTACACGATTGGTTTCATTCTCTAAAATTATTCAATTTAATAAATTGTTCTCTTGGGTCGCATGAGAAACATGGAAATGAGAAGTGTGGATGTGAAGAGGAACACACTGAAACCAGCAAATCCCTTTTCACTTTGTTTCGCGTTATCACACTTCATGGTCCAATTGAGCGCAGCCGCACTACCGACGAGACCCATGATGGAGTAAATAAGCGCAAAGGCGACACCTTCATTTTTAACAAACTTGGTCATCAAGAGAGTGAATGGAATGGTGAGACCAATAGTGAGGGTCGCAGCCAAGTATTTGTTGAGGTTCTCTTGGATTGGTTGTCCCTTCATGGCATCACACTTAGAGTAGATGCTCATACCGATGGACGAAATAATCATGTAGAAGAAGCCAAGAAAGAGAATACCCATGACCGTCATTCCTGACACTTCAAGATCAATTTTACCAGACGCAATATTTTTTGCTCTGTTGTACATAGCGGAAGCCGTCTGAGTCGAAGTAAGACTTGACATTTATTATATATTAACAAAATAAAATATTCATAATTTAAAAGATTAAGACAATTTCAAATTATGAATATTTTAGTTTTGGGATCCGAGGGTATTATCGGTTCTAGTTTGTGTAAATATCTCGAAAAATGTAAGTATGTAGTTACACATTGGGATATTAAATTGTCTCACAACCACGACCTCAGTAATTTCGTAAATATTACCCGTCTTAAAAGTGCGATCGATGCTTCGGATTTTATATTTTTTCTTGCGTATGATGTTGGTGGAGCGAAGTATATATCGGATATAAATATAGATTTTATAAACAGAAATATGATGATCATGTTACACACATTTAACAGTCTTCAGAATAAAAAGTTTATTTTTGCTTCGAGTACCATGTATAATATGAATAATGTGTATGGAACGCTAAAACACGTAGGAGAACATTACACATCAAAATTAAATGGACTATCTGTACGATTTTGGAACGTATACGACTCCGAGGTTATATCACATAAATCACACGTTATTCCTGATATGATTCACAAATGGAAAACGAATGGATATATTAACTTGATGACATCCGGTGATGAAGAGAGACAATTTTTACACGCGGGTGATTGCGCGGAGTGTCTCACCGAAATCATGAAACATTACGATGAAATTATACGAACTGAAAAAACTATAGACGTCACAAACTTTGAATGGATAAAAATAAAGGACGTGGCAAAGTATATATGTGATGATGTGCGTGTCACCGATGTAACTATCACAAATCATGACCGTTGTAACGAACCAAGGAATTTTATATTGAAATATTGGAAACCCAAAATATCTCTACGAGATGGAATTAAGCATATCATCGATGATGGGTGTGGATGGTGTGTTTTCTAATCCAACCAATATTTCTAATTTTTGATGAATCCCCGGTGAGTAAATTACTCTCACATGGACGGTAAAAATCTTTAGAAACCCTCACAATAACTTTATCGTCAATGCTACCAACTTCTTCTACTCCCTCCCCCGACCAATTTATAGTTTTACCCAACTTGGATGTCGTGATTTCAATAAACTCACGAACCGAATATGTTGTCCCCGTCGCGACAATGTAATCATCCGGGGTATATTGTTGTAACATCAACCACATAGCTTCCACGTAATCTTCTACGTGTCCCCAGTCGCGTCTAGATTCAAGGTTTCCAATGTGAAAACATTCACCAGATTGTAAAACCTTTCACAATTTTCTGAGTCACGTAACTTTTATCCCTCTTTGGGGATTCATGATTATAGAGGATGGCAGAGCATGCATATATACCATAGTTTTCCCTATAATTTCGTGTGAGCCAATGTGCGGCTACCTTTGATACACCATAAATAGATCTTGGGTAGAATTGAGTGACTTCATTTTGTGGAACTTCTTTGGTGTTTCCAAACATTTCTGAACTCGACGCTTGACATATTCTACATTTATCTTGAATGTTTAGCTCTCGAACAGCTTCTAGAATATTTTGGAGACCTATTGTATTAACTTTAAATGTTTCCGTTGGTGTTCCACTATTAACTTTCGCTGCCAAATTATATATTTCGATTCTTTCATAATCTGAACACTCGGATACAATATTATACACAGTCAAATAGTCTAACACACCCCCATCACTTCGAGTGAGACGTTTAATGTCGTAACCTTTGTTTAGAAGCAACTCACACATATACAATCCATCCTGACCATTCGCACCCGTCACTATAGCGACATACATTTAAAGAACTAGCTGGTAAAACTTTAAATGCTTGTTGAAATATCAAAAGCTGAACTTATCGATAAGATTACAATTCTCGAGATAAAGTGTGAACGTATTAAGGACATTGAAAGAACTCTTGTTTATTATCGGTAATTTTTGAATGTGGTTTATATACAAACTTATCCGTTTGTAGATCAATGACTCGATCTCTTTCGTGGCACCGTTTTGCAAAAATGACGACATTATCCGTTTTTGCAAAGTGTTGCACCATACCATTTAACATAATTTGATCACCAAGACCAAGATGGTGTAAAATAGTCTTTACCATCTATCTTTAATTTTATCAAAAACTTTAACTAACATATCTTCGGTCACAAATTGATTATTACCGATATAGATACCATTATCATTTAGAATCGTAACATTTGGAGTTTGAACGGTATTTTTTCCATCTATCAAGGAATGGATGTAAAAGAAGATTACCAGACACAATGGGTCTGTGTTCAATATCAAGTTCATTGAAAATGGTTTGAAGTTTTTGTACATCCCCGCGCTTCTTACAAATGAAAGGAAATGCGAAACTACTATTACCTGGGTCATTGTATGGAATATAAAAAAATATCTGGATTGAGATGTTTAATAAAACATTCAAAGTTTTTACG